AAATTGCCACAATAGTCGTCATCGGAACCACCTCAGGCTCTTGCCGACGTCGCAACTTGTAGTTGATCTCATCCACTGCAAATGCACCCGCAAAGACTACCCGATGCCGAGCCAAAAAGTCACGCAGCATACCCAGAATGCCTGGGAACCGACTAATATAGACCTCTCGATCGCGAATCAGCTGTTCACGGACTCGCTTAGTGCAGCCAGGTTCTCGCATCGGGTAGGCTTCGTCGAGCAACGCTAAGCGGTTGGCTACCTTGTCCCACCGCGACACATCGCCATCTGGACGCGACAATTCCAAATGCATCAGCATCTTGAGATACACTGGCGGAGTGTAGTGGATTCCATCGCGGACAACTGTGTGATCCTTGAGAGCCGAATACAAACGCGGATCAAGATAGGTGATGTCGGCCACGGGAACATAGTTAACATGCACCTTGAAGGTGCCGCCGTGAACCCCAGCTGAAGCCACCACATCGCTGTAGCCTTTACGGGCGTAGATGTTGGCCAGATCCTTAGCGTCCTTAACTGGGTTGGGCGAGAAAAAGTCGTAGTCGGGCAGTTCCACAGTGGTATCGTAGAACTGCATTGACCGTGGGAGGATGTTGTTGATGGCGGTGCCACCATAACAGATGAGCCGACGATCCCGAATGAATTTCTCGACGATCCGCATCATATCAATGACCGCATCATTCCGCATCATCTCTAGACCTTGGCGACGCTCGATTCTGTCAACAGCCTCCTTCACATGAGGTTGGTGACATCGGGCATAGGGAGCGCGAGGCATTCTGTTATCTTGCATGATTATTCAAATTAAACACGTTTAGACATTAAACTTGAAGTAAGGGGCTGTCTTGGTACGAAGAGCATACGACAGCTTTGGATCCTGGGCTTTGGGATGCGGCAGCCGAATAATCTTCTGTTGCAACTGCGCCGGTTTTAGCACAAAACCGCTGTTCTTCGATTTGAAGTAATCCAAGGCTGCCCGCTTGTTCTCATCTTCCACCTGAAATGCTACCGCTGGCAACTGACAACCAATCCAAAGTGCCGGACCGATTGGGAACGATACTGGTCCCCCACCACTATCGGTTGTGGGCGTAATAAGTGTCAACTGCTGCTTGTTTGTCTCCCGCATCTGACCTGGCGTAGCCGTGGCCCGCAAAATTGGTGCCGGGGTAGAGACAAAAAACGGCTCACCCGCACCCTGCGCAATGTTCACCACACTGGCCAATGCTATGTTATCTGTCCAACTGCGATCTGGAGATTCAAGAATGACAATGCACTTGCCTCGGAGTTCAGCAAGAGGGGTGGATAGGATGGATGTGGTGGCGGGGCCATGAGTGGCGTTGCCGCCAAACCTGCCAGCCGGCAAGAGTCGGGTTCCGAACTCTCTCTTAATCAGATGACCGAGCTGAGTTAGCGTCTCGGGCTGCCGGGTACGAAGACGGCAATGCAAGAGGAGAGGCTCGGTGGGCCTAGGGACGCGTCCCGCCGAAAATGCCGTAGACGCCACCTCTCGCATCACATCAGTTAGAGGCAGACAGTTGCGAGTGCCGATCGCCAGATCTGATGCACTAGCTGAACCTGCGACCGCCGGCTCATCTTGGGTACCGTCGCCCGTACAACTCTCCGGCATCGTGTAGATCGCAAAGTCTACAAATCGTGCTCCCTCCTTCAACACCTTCCGGATTTGTGCTGTACTCACCGTGCCGCCTTCATAATTGCCTTCACAGCAAGTGTTGTATGAAGCCAGAATATAATAGTTGACGAGTTGATCGGCGTCAGCCAACTGGGATACGTTGCCGGGAACATCACTAACACCACCGGCATCGGCATCTCCGCCTTCACCACCCACTGCCCCCTCTTGCTTTGGACGTTTGGCCCATGTATGGATTAGAATCAATGCCGCAATGGCCACCGCCAAGACCGCCAAAAGACCCACGCCCAAACCTTCCTCGAATTGCATGGTCGGCATCTTTGGGGTTCCTACGGAAGGCGGAGAAACTTAGACTGTTGACTTACACTAGCACAATGGGAGGCGGACTCCTCAACCTATCAGCCGTTGGGACTGAGAACATCATGTTGTTCGGGAATCCAGAAAAGTCTTACTGGCAAAGCTCTTATGTTAAGTTCACCAACTTTGGAATCCAGAGCTTTAGACTTGACTACACGGGGCAGCCGGCGCTTCGGGACAGCGAGAGCACACGAATTCGGTTTCCGATCCCCCGAAACGCCAGCCTTGTCGGACAGACCTATGTTAGCATTACACTACCAGACATTTACAGCGCACTCCCAGCGGTTGGGACTATTGAGGAACCAATTTACCTCAAGGCGTCTTCGCCTCCACCCGAGGTTGGCCAAGTCGGAAACCCTTACACGGATCCGCTTACCTTTCAGCCATACGAGTTTCAGTGGAACGAGAAGCTTGGTTTTAACTGTATGGAACGGATCGAAGTTTACATTGGTGGACACCTCATTGAAGATTACACTGGTGAGTTTTTGGCCATGTGTCAAGAACGTGACGGTGATGCAAAACAAGATGAATTGCTGGACGAGATGATTGGCAATACTGATGAACTGACCAATCCAGCAAAGGCAGCCTTTGAAGAAATGCAACAAGTGCAGAACACTGCCTACGACATACCAAATGCTGCTGCCGCGAACATCATGCTATCACGAATGAGTCCTGGTGGTCAGATGGCTTACTCAGGCACTGGAGCCTCGGGAGCCATTCCTATCAATTACCAAAAAGATGTTGACTACATCAACAATAATCCCGAAACCTATCCGCCATATGTCCTCAACTCATACCCGCACAGTTGGCCGTGGGCTCCCTCCGGCTCCGCCGCAGCTGACCCTCCTTGGACCGCCCAATACCCCTTCCCAGAGGATCTTGCACCTCAGGCCCGGGACCGAACCGATTGTAGCGTAGGTAACACTCCATCCATCAAAGGTCGAAAACTGCTGGTTCCCCTCAATCCGTGGTTTGGTCGCAACTCCAAGGCCGCCCTGCCATTGGTGGCTCTCCAGTACGCTGAGGTTGAGATCTACGTTACCTTCCGGCCACTCAATGAGTGGTTCACTATTCTAAAATATATGCCTCCGCCCGGAGGATACACCGGTCAAAATGGCGACTATTCCATTAACCCGGGCACCAATGGCATCGGCACCACTGCTTCGTGGGCTGCTTCCCGTTGCAATCCACCATCCACCTCTGTGGGATACACTGGCATCTCCGATTCAGATACCGCCATTTGGCCAGCAGGATTTCAGCAACGGGTCGCTCCGCAGTATGGCGGATATTATGATTATCTGTCGGCTTTTAATGACGCACATCCAATCCATCTGTTCTCTCCTACCTACTACACACCCGATCCCAAGAACCTCGCCACCTTCCTCAATCCCAACACCACGTGGGACCCCGAGATTCACCTGATCGCCAACTATATATTCCTCGAGGATGACGAAAATTCACTTTTTGCTCAAGACGAACAAACATACCTAGTTCGCACTACCCATGACAACGAATTCTACGGAGTTCGCACCGCTGACAGCGTCGATATTGAGACCTATGGACTCGTCGCTTCGCTGACTTGGCGATTTCGCCGATCCGATGTGCAACAACGAAACCAATGGCTCAACTACACCAATTGGCGTTTCCTCCACAACCCCAACACACTACCAATGTTAATACAGAGTCTAGGCTACCTTAGCCGTCAGCAAGCCCCAAGTGCCTATGCTGAAAGCAATGAAAAGCATATTCTGCAAGAGTTGTCCATCTGGATGGACGGCAAAGAGCGAGAGACCGAATTTGCAAGAGGAGTATGGGAGTATATGCAAAAGTACCAACGTTCCAACTCGGGCTTCAAGGCATTACCTGGTCTGGACTTTTACACATTTGAGGTCAAGACCAATCCAGCATCAATGCAACCGAGTGGGGCCTTGAACATGAGCAAGTACCGTCGTCTCACTCTTATGTTCACCCTCTTGCAAGCTCCTTTGGACCCGACGTTCAATAACAATGTGGCTGCGGGGCAGACCCAGTCCATCGCTCTGCCTGGAGGCGGAACTGAGACCGTTTGTTTGCCAGTCTTCAACAAGAATACCCTACAAAACTTAGCCTACAACTACGATCTGAATGTTTACGTGGAAAAATACAATATGCTCGTGATTACGAATGGTCTTGCAGGGCTGGCCTTCACCAGGTAGAGTAGGAGTTAAGAAATCATCTTCGAGTTAAGAACACGTCTTTCTGGATAATGTCTGCTGCGATGATAGCCATCCCCCGATGTCTAGCGTCACCAAGACGGGGTCTTCTGCCTTCTTCGCCTCGTGGCAGATCGCTGCTATTACCACTGCAATCCATTACGTCTCTGCCGTCGCCACTATTGCTTGGTTTCTTTCGATGACTCCCACTGACGGACCCGTCGAGTCTTTCAAGGGTATTAACTCAGGGCTCCCTACTAGCATTGACATTGCTCTTACTAATATCCATGTGGTGGAAGACGCAGTTGAGCACGTATTCAAGCAGGGTGTGCAGCGAGTGATTAACGCCTTTACCCGCACTACCTCTGGCTGTTCTGATGGAGAACTGAACGCCCAAGAGAATCGTCGGCTCGAGAGCACGCTGTCCAAGGCAGTTAATGAGGCAGAGGGCTTGGCTAAAAGGAATGAGAGCATAGTGAAACAGTCAGAGATCAAGGCGGAGCGGGTACAAGAACAGCTAGAAGCCGCTATTGAGGCGGAGCGTGCCTTGGCGTCAGCAGGGTCATCAACTCCATCCGAAAAAGCTCAACTCACCCGAGCACAATCCAAAGTGGCCGATCTGACTCGAGCAAGGCAAGAAGCCATAGCACAACTGGACCGAGATCAGGCGGCCTTGTCCGACGCTCAGCACGATATTGAACGCATTGCACGAAATTCCAGTTTCATTGTCCAGTCATGCAAAGAACGGCAGAATGCGGAAGAAGAACTGGCAGAACAGCAGGCTCTTCGTGAGCAAGAACTTAAAATGCCGCAATCCAAGAAGGCTCCTCAGCAGGGCGGACGCGTGAGTCAGAGCCGACGGGCTCCGGGGGCTGCAAGAGGGGTGAAGGGGTCGGTGAGGGCGGCAAAGGCGGCAGCCGCTACCGAAGCCGAAGGTGCCGTGGGTAACGTGCT